TCCGGATAGGCGTTGGGCGAAGGAAGTAATAGAAGAATGCAACGACTTTCCCTCTGGCGCTAATGACGACTTAGTGGACTCCACAACGCTTGCACTGTTAAGATTCAGGCAGGGTGGGTTTATCCGACTAGACACTGATGAACCAGACGAACCTAACATGCTAAATATGTACCGCAAAAAAGCGGCTTACTACTAAGGATACACCATGGCAATAGACAAGGCTTTATATCAGGCTCCTCAAGGTATCGACCAGATCGCTGCAGAAGAAGAACCAATAGAGATTTTGATTGAGGATCCGGAGGCTGTGAATATCAAAGGGCCGGGTTTTGAGATTGATATGGAGAAGTCTGATGAGGAAGATGACTTTGGTCGCAACCTCGCAGAAGAGATGGACGAGTCGATTCTTGTGAAATTGGCGGGGGACTTGGTAGGAGACTTTGAGACCGACATTGCTAGTCGCAAGGACTGGATACAGACTTACGTCGATGGTCTTGAGTTGTTGGGTATGAAGATAGAAGAACGCATGGAGCCTTGGCCCGGTGCGTGTGGTGTCTATCACCCCATACTTGCAGAGTCACTTGTGAAGTTCCAAGCTGAAACAATGATGTCAACCTTCCCAGCCGCAGGCCCGGTCAAGACACAGGTAATTGGTAAAGAAACACCTGAGACAAAAGCGTCGGCTGAACGAGTTCAGAATGACATGAACTATCAGTTGACTGAAGTTATGAAAGAGTACCGTCCCGAGCATGAGCGCATGTTGTGGGGTTTGGGTCTTTCAGGTAACGCGTTTAAGAAAGTCTATGAAGACTCTAGCTTGCAACGGCAAGTTTCGATGTTCTGCCCTGCGGAAGATGTAGTTGTGCCTTATGGTGCATCTAGTTTAGAAGCAGCGGAGCGTGTTACTCATGTGATGCGCAAGACTCCTAATGAAGTTAGGAAGTTGCAGTATGAAGGTTTCTACCGTGAAGTTGATCTTGGTGACCCCACAGGAACAATGGATGAAGTAGAGAAGAAGATTGCTGAGAAGTTAGGTTTTAGAGCTACTCAAGATGATCGCTTCAAACTGTTGGAAATGCATGTAGAGCTTGATCTTGAAGGCTTTGAGCATGAGACAGAAAAAGGTGAGCAGACAGGCATTGCACTACCTTATGTAGTGACGATCGAGAAGTCATCTGGAGAAATCTTAGCTATTCGTAGAAACTGGAAACCCGATGATGAGACATACCAGAAACGTGCGCACTTCGTTCATTACCCCTACATACCGGGTTTTGGATTTTATGCTTTCGGTCTCATTCATCTTATTGGTGCTTTTGCCAAGTCTGGCACTTCTATTCTTCGCCAGCTTGTTGATGCTGGTACCCTTTCTAATCTGCCGGGGGGCTTTAAAACTCGCGGGCTTAGATCTAAAGGTGACGATACACCAATAGCACCGGGAGAGTTCAGGGACATGGATGTCCCAAGTGGAACTATCAAAGACAACATCATGACCTTGCCATACAAGGAACCATCACAGGTTCTGTTGGCGTTATTAAATCAAATCATAGATGATGGTCGTCGTTTCGCTGGCACTGCTGACTTGCAAGCGTCAGACATGTCTGCTAACTCTCCAGTTGGTACTACTCTGGCTATCCTTGAGCGTACATTGAAATCAATGAGCGCTATTCAGGCGCGCGTGCATTACGCGATGCGTCAAGAGTTTGCGTTGTTAAAAGAAATCATTGCAGACAACGCTCCAGAAGACTATGACTACGAGCCAATAGAAGGTTCACGTACAGCTAAGAAGTCTGACTACGCAGCAGTTAACGTGATCCCTGTATCTGACCCCAATGCAGCTACTATGGCTCAGAAGGTTGTTCAGTATCAGGCAGCTCTACAGCTAGCGAGTACCGCACCACAGTTGTATGACCTTCCCCAATTACATCGTCAGATGTTGGAAGTGATTGGTATTAAGAATTATCAAAAACTTGTACCAATAGCAGAAGATATGAAACCTCGTGACCCAGTCACAGAGAACATGAACATTTTACGTAGCAAACCCGCTAAAGCGTTTCTGTATCAGGATCATCAAGCTCATATCGCAGTACACATGTCTGCTATGCAAGATCCAAAAGTGCAAGCAATTGTTGGTATGAATCCACAAATGGCTCAGACACTACAAGCAACAATGATGGCTCATATACATGAGCATCTAGGTATGGAGTATCGCAAACAAGTTGAGCAAGCAATGGGTCAAACTCTTCCTCCGTATAACGAGGAACAAGATGAAGTTGAAATGGCTCCTGATATGGAAGTTCGCATATCTCAAATGGCGGCGCAAGCTTCTCAACAGTTATTACAACAACATCAACAAGAAGCTCAACAGCAAAAAGCTCAACAACAATCTCAAGATCCGCTCATCCAGTTGCAACAACAAGAGCTTCAAATCAAAGGACAAGACTTGCAGCGTAAGACTGCTAAAGACCAAGCTGATGCGGCTCTCAAAGCAGCTCAACTACAAGTTGAACGCGATCGTATTGAAGCACAACAAGAAACTGAAGGAGCAAAACTTGCCGCCAAAATACATGGAGAAGCTCGGCAAGCACAGGCACAGGCCCAGAAGCCTACAAAGAAAGGTGACTAATGTACGAAGTACTTAAAGTAGCGGAACGCGTCGCTACACAGATTGACGAGGACATAAAACGACTTGAAGAAGATCTCGGTGCCAGTAGCGCTAAGACCTTCGAAGAGTATCGCTATATGTGTGGGGTTATTACAGGTCTACTCACTGCTCGGAGATTTCTCTCAGACCTGACAAAAAACATGGAGTCCCATGACGACTAATATTGATCTTTTAAAAGCAGTGGACCTGACGCAGGTACTGAACAAGAACGCAGAAGAGAAAGCCAAGCAACTCCCTAAACCCGCTGGGTATCGCATTCTGTGCGCTATTCCAGAGGCAGAAGAAGAGTTTGAAAGTAGCGAAATCGGTTTGGTGAAGTCTGATGAAACTAGACGCATTGAAGAACTGTTAACAACAGTTTTATTTGTTGTGGATATGGGACCAGACTGCTACATAGATAAAACTAAGTTTCCTAACGGAGCTTGGTGCAAAAAAGGTGACTTTATTTTGGTTCGTCCAAATGCTGGTACACGCCTACTGATCCACGACCGCGAATTCCGCATCATTTACGACGACAACGTCGAAGGTGTTGTAGAAGATCCACGCGGTATTAAACGTAAATAAGGAACGCACATGCCTAAATTTGATGATGATTTTAAGTTTCCAGATGAGGATAAATCCGAAGAAAAACTGGAAATTACGGTAGAAGGTGATGAAGACATAGAAATTAAAATTGTTGACGACACCCCTCAAGAAGACAGGTTTGCTGAACCTCTTCCCGAAGAGATTACACAGGAACTTGAAACAGCTGATGAGTCTCAAGAATATTCTAAAAACGTAAAGACTAAGTTTACTCAGTACAAGAAGGCTTGGCACGACGAACGTAGAGCAAAAGAGGCTGTATTACGTGAACAACAAGAGGCTTTAGAAGCTACTCAACGGATCTTAGATGAGAACCGAAGACTTAAATCCATGTTGCATAGTGGTGAAAAAGAATTAATTTCTAATTACCAGACATCCGCTGAGCTAGAAATAGATAAAGCAGAACGCAACTATAAAGAAGCATATGACTCTGGGGACTCTGATAAGCTTTTAGAAGCTCAAAAAGAGCTTATGCGGGCTGAAATGAAGCTTGATAAAGCAAAAAATTACAAACCTGCTGTACAAATCCAAGAAAATGAGGTACAAACTACCTCACAACCGCCGCAAACGCAGCAAATGGACCCAAAGGTCGCAAGCTGGGTGTCCAGAAACCCTTGGTTTGTTGATCCTAATAAATTAGCGATGCGTAAGCTAGCTGAAGGTGTCCATGAAGAGTTAGCGGTAAGGTACGGTAAAGCATACATTGGTACTGATGAATATTTCAAAAGTATCGACAAAGAAGTTGTGCGTAGATTCCCAGAAGAATTTGCGTCAGCATCTAAAAACGATGAGGAAAAACCTCAACGTACAAAACCAAGCACGGTGGTCGCATCTGCGAAGCGTAGTACTTCTTCCAAACAAGTAGTGCTATCAAAAACGCAAGCTGCCTTGGCTAAAAAACTCGGGCTAACCAACGAGCAATATGCTCGTGAAGCGACAAAATTGGAGGCTTAAATGGCTACAGAAAACAGATTACAACGCGAGATGACTAGTAGAGCAGTGCAGGAGCGCCCTAAGCAGTGGCAACAAGCAGATCTACTGCCGGAACCTGATAAGGAACCGGGCTATGCGTACAGATGGATTCGTGTTTCTACTTTGAACGATTACGACCAACGTAACATTACGGGTAAATACCGTGAAGGTTGGGAACCCGTTACTTCAGAGGAGCAACCGAAGTTTAGACTGCTAGTCGATCCCAATAGCCGCTTTAGTGGTCAGATTGAGATTGGCGGGTTGTTATTGTGCAAATGTCCACAAGAGTTTATGCAGCAACGTGATGCTCACTTCGCTAAGTTGACTCAGTCACAGACAGAAGCCGTTGATAACAGCTTGATGCGTCAAAGCGACGCGAGGATGCCTATCTTTAAAGAGAGTAAATCTTCGACTAGCTTTGGTAAAGGTACTTAAAACTTTATAGGAGTCTTAAATGGCTTATCCCACCGTCGACAAGACGTATGGCTTTAAACCTCTAAACCGATTAGATGGTCTACCATACGCCGGAGCGATCCGTCAAATCCCCATCGCGGCTGCTTACGCTACCGCAATCCTCAACGGCGATACTGTTCAAGTGGACACAAACGGCTACATCGTAGCTTCTACTGTTACTAGTTCAGGAAACATCGTTGGTGTGTTAGTTGGTTGCCAGTATGTGAACTCGAATGGTCAAACTGTTCAAGGTCAATACTACCCAGCTGCTACCTCAACTTCTACAGCATTGGCTTTTGCTTATGTTGTGGATGATCCAAGCGCCGTGTTCAAGGTTGTTGCTACTGTTGCTAGTTCTACCGTTCCCACAGCTTATAGCCGTGCGATTGTTGGCGCTAACGTAGCTATCGTTCTTAACGCTGGTTCTACTACTACCGGTGACTCGTTCTATGGTATTGACGGTTCTTCCGCCAACACTACTAATACGTTGCCTGTTCGCGTAGTTGATGTTGTGCCAGATACTGCGACTGGTCCCGCCACCGTAGCTGCCTCGACTTATTACGAGTTCCTTGTTAAATTTAACACCGCACAGTACAACAGTACTACCGGTATCTAAGGAGTAATTAATCATGGCAATTTCACGCGCACAACTACTGAAGGAACTCCTTCCCGGTCTTAACGCTTTGTTTGGTCTTGAGTATGCACGCTACGGCGAAGAGCATAAAGAGATTTATGAAACAGAGACTTCAGAGCGTAGCTTTGAAGAAGAGACCAAACTGTCTGGTTTCTCTGCTGCTCCTGTCAAAAACGAGGGTTCTGCCATCGCTTATGACAATGCACAAGAAGCATGGACTGCTCGCTACAACCACGAAACTATCGCCTTGGGCTTTAGCTTGACTGAAGAAGCAATCGAAGACAACCTCTACGATTCTTTGTCTGCTCGCTATACCAAAGGTTTGGCTCGTGCTATGGCATACACCAAGCAGGTTAAAGCTGCTGCTGTTATCAACAATGGTTTTACCTCCGGTTATAACGGTGGCGACGGCGTTGTTTTGTTCAGCACTGCTCACCCCCTGATCTCTGGTGGCACTAACAGCAACCGTCCATCTACCAATGCTGACTTGAATGAGACTTCGTTGGAAAACGCAGTTATTCAGATCGCAGCTTGGACTGATGAGCGTGGTCTGTTGATCGCAGCTAAGCCTAAGAAGCTGATTGTTCCTCCAGCATTGCAGTTCGTTGCAACTCGTCTCTTAGAGACTAGCTTGCGTGTCGGCACAACCGATAACGATATCAACGCCTTGAAGAACAATGGTTCTATCCCAGAAGGATATACCCAGAACCACTTCTTGACTGACACTAACGGCTGGTACTTGACTACTGACGTGCCTAACGGTATGAAGCACTTCGTGCGTACTCCTTTGAGTAACGGCATGGACGGCGACTTCGACACCGGTAACGTCCGTTACAAGTCCCGCGAGCGTTATAGCTTCGGCTGGTCTGATCCTTTAGGCATGTTCGGTTCGCCCGGCTCCTAATAGGAAAAACTGAGAAGGGAGCCTTGTGCTCCCTTTTCTTTTGGTGTATATTGCACCAACCGAGATCCATCGGTGTATCAAACAGGCTCGGCTGACTTCATGCAGATTGATACGCCACAACGCATGTATAGGAGATCCTCATGGGATTCGCAACTCACTTAGGCCCTTGGTTATTGGGCACTGTTAAAAACACTACTGGCACTACTGCCGGCACCATCCAAAACACGGGGACTACCCTTGTTTCTCAAACTGAGAAAGTGGTCTACGATGGCGCTATTTACACCGCTGACACTACAACTACTTTATTCACCATCCCCGCAGGTTCGCAAATTGTTAGTATCTTCATTGATACGTTAGTAGCCTTTACAGGTTCTACAGCCGCGAACATGAGTCTTGGTATTACAGGCTCTACAGCTTTGTACTGGGCTTCAACAGACATTACCACACAAGGCCGTTTGGCTAATACTGGTGCCGCCGCCAAATTAGGTAACTGGGCTGGTGCCGCTTCTACCGCCTCTCCTAACGGTGCTGGCGTTGGAGCTACAGACGTAACAATTATTGCTACTGTTCGTCCCACAGTTGCTAACGTGACTGTTGGTACTGTGCAGTACACGATTGTGTATGCAGTGGCAGACTCTACTGGCGCACAATCACCATCATCCTCACAACAGTAATTAATCTCAGGGGCTTCGGCCCCTATTTTTGAACAAGGAGATTAATTATGAATCAGACTAATGTAAAACAAGCACACCTAAATGGTAGTGGTTTTATGGTTCTTGGGCGTAATCGTGTAAGAGGTATTTCTTTTACTGGTTCGGCTACTGCTGGGTTTGTTGCGCTATTTGATACTACTACGGCACCTGTGACTACCGCTACCTATGGTCGTTCTGGAGCAACCGTAACAGTTACTCAATCGGCGCATGGACTTGCAACTGGCGATGTTATTGGTATTGACTTTGCCGCAGGAACGGGTGGTACAGCCACTAACGGAAATTACGTAGTAACAGTCACTAACTCAAGCACGTTTACAGTTACAGACATTAACTCTGGAACTATTACTGCTTCCCCAACAATGGTGTATTCAAGCCGTTGGTTGATGACTTATGATGTGGCGGCTAGTGATAGTTTTAACAATGCTCCGTTTATTCCAGAAGACGGCGTACTAGCTGTAAACGGAATCTATGCGTATATGTCTAACGTAGTAGCTTGTAATATCTACTATGGCTGAGTCTAAACAAGCAGTTCTGACAGGGCGTAAGCTGTTTATCGGCATACCCTGCCATGACGGACGCCTAAACGTCAAGACCGCATATGCTATTGCGCAGTTAATGCCAGAAGCTATGCGACTTGGCATTGCTGTCACGTTGTCTGATATCTCGAACTGTTCCATCATCACGATGGCTCGTAACTCGCTAGTAGCAGAGTTCTTGAAAACAGATTGCACTGAACTGTTGTTTATTGATTCCGATGTCGTGGTAACCCCCGGCGACATCCTCCGTCTAATGGCTCAAAGCAGTGGTAGAGATATCACTGCAGGTACGTACCCACGTAGAGCTACTGACAAAAGATTCTTTACAGACCTGTACTTTGACAGGAATGGCGATTTAGAGTTTGATGGCTCAATGATGCGTGTCAAACGTATTGGAACTGGCTTCATGTTAATTCAACGTCACGTGATCGAGAAGATGGGTGAAGCACA